GGTGAGGAGAGGTGAAAGAGAGACACGTGGTAAGGGAGGGGCGACCGGCGGGGGAGACAGCTCGGCGGGGCCGGTGATCCGACAAGCTGTGGCGGCGCTCGGATCGAATGCCCAATGTTTTACGGGATGCCTTGGTTCCCGTCAACATTCCCGGCTTTCGGTTCTGCGCTGTCCCCCGCACCTTTCTGATCGCCACGAAGCGAAGCCCCGGATGTTTTGGGCCACGGTGAGCGTGGTCGTGTTTCCGCCGGGTGCGCGATTCGTGTGGTGAGAGCGAGCGCACGAAGCCGGGGGCCCGGACCATTGGACCCCATTTCCCCGGTATAAGGGCTTCTCACCGGCCAATTTCCCCTTGCGGGCGCGGGAACGCGCGCTGCGGGTCCGGGGAAAATAACTATTGGTTGAAGGTTAAGTATAAACCTTTGACGTAGAGCTAGACGTTAAAGAGGACTTTCGAGAGTAGAGAGTTTTCAAGGTTATCTCTAGGCTGGGAGGTAGAGGATGCGAGCGCGCGAGGGGGATTGGAATGCAGCCGCATGAACGCGAGCCGATCTGCTCGATCGAGGTGGAGCAAGCCTTTCTCGGCGCGCTCCTGATCGACAACAACGTGCTGCACCGCGTGGCCGACGTTCTGGAGGCCGAGCACTTTTTCGAGGACGTACACCGGCATCTGTTCGAGATCGCGGCGTCGCTGATTCGGGCCGGCAAGCTGGCAAACCCGGTGACAATGAAGATTTTCGTCCCGGCCGACGCCAAGGTTGGCGACCTCACCGTGTCCCAATACATTGCCCGGCTGGTCGCGGAGTCGACGGGCACCCTCACCGCGCGGCAATACGCGGAGACGATCCGCGACCTCGCCGACAGGCGCAGGATCGTAAGCGTCGGCGATATGCTCGCCGGGGAGCACGGGCACCGGACGGCCGAGGAACTGGCGGCTGGAGCCATTGCCGAACTCGACGAGATTGTTGCCTCAAACGTCAACACGGCCGCGCCCACGGTCAAAATGAGCGAGGCCGCGACCCGCGCCGTCGATGCAATCGCGACCGCCTACCAGAACGAGGGGAAGATCATCGGCATCCCCAGCGGCCTGCGCGACCTGGACGCCAAGCTACTGGGCATCCATCGCGGGGAGTTGTTCATCATGGCCGGCCGCCCCGGCATGGGCAAGACTGCGCTCGCGCTCACCGTAACGCGCAACGTGGCGCGGCAAGGATACCGCTGCCATTTCTTCTCGCTGGAAATGGGCGACGTCTCTCTCACGCAGCGCATGCTCGCTGACGAGATGTACGAATACACGCCGCCGCGAGGCCGCGCCCTCACTTACTCGACGATGCGCTCCGGCCGGTTTGAGCCGGCGGAATTTGGTCGCATCGTGGATGCCGGGAAGCGGTTGGAGGCGCTGCCGATCGTGATCGAGCAGCAGCCTCAGATGCCGCTCTCTCAGATTGCTGCGCGCGCGCGCCAGCGCAAGCGGCGCGACGGGCTCGACGTCGTTGTGGTCGACCACATCGGGCTCGTCCGGCCCTCCGGCCGCTACGCCGGCAACATGGTGAACGAGATCGGCGAGATCACCGGAGGACTCAAGGCGCTCGCGAAAGAGCTTGGTGTCGCCGTGATTGCACTGTGTCAGTTATCGCGTGGCGTCGAGGGGCGCGAGGACAAGCGCCCCGGCATGGCCGACCTGCGCGCGTCCGGCAACATCGAGCAGGACGCCGACGTGATCCTGATGCTGTATCGGGAGCTCTATTACCTCCAGCGCAAAGAGCCGAAGGCGGGAACGCCGGAGTTTCTGGTTTGGCAGGATCAGATGGAGAAGGCGTTCAATCGCCTCGACCTGATCGTAGAGAAGCAGCGCAATGGCCCGACGGGGACCATTCAGGCGTTCGTCGACATCGGGTGCAACGCGGTGCGCGATCAGGATTTCCGCATGGCCCACCCGCTGGGCACGAGCGAGCAAGAGCTATTGGACTTCGCGCGATGATGTCCGTGCGGGAAATGCGGACGTTAATATGCGCGCACCATTATCTCAAATCGGTGCCGGCAGGTGAGAGCTACTATGCGCAGCACGAGGGCGCGATCGTGGTGTTCTCCAGGCCAGCGAACAATCGTTTGGGCATGTGGCTACTCGGGTCTGATTGTGCTGTGTGGGAATTGTCCCGCATGTGGGCACCCGACGGACACCGGCCGAACCTTCTCACAGAAGCGATTAGCCGATGCACCGCGCAGTTTCTCCGCGCCGTCGGTGGCGTGCAAGCATGCCCTGCTCTGGTAAGCTACGCGGACCCAAACGCGGGCCATCTTGGAGGCATTTACCGCGCGGCGTCGTGGCAGTACCTCGGGCAGTCGGAGGAGGGGCGCTCGTATGTCGATGCACGGGGGATCGCAGTGGCGCGGCGGTCTTTTCACTCGGGAGGTCGCGCGCTGCGCAAAGCGGAGATTGAAGCCCGCGGGTTCTCCGAGAGAAAACTCCCAGGTAAGCATCGCTTTGCCCGCGGCCTCACGCGGGAGGCGCGGCGTAAAATTTCATCTCACCCTAACGCTTGCGCGTGGCCTCAAACCGTAGCCTAATAATCCTTCTTTCATGGGGTATGCAGCCATGACCGAATTGACCGATCGTCTTTCCCGAATCATCGTCACCGATGCGCAAGGCGTCTCGCGACGCGACGTCGTGCAGTTGGCGCGCGACTGCCTGGAGGAGATCAGCGCTCTCAAGGGTGCAAAGAAGAAGCGCGAGAAGGCCGCAGCGAACGGCACCCGCGGCACGCGCCTCCCGGCCGACTGGGCGCCGGACGAACTGTACGCCAAGCAGCAGGGCTTGCGGCCGCACGAGATCGCCCGCGAGGCAGAGAAATTCCGCGACTACTGGCGCGCCGCGCCGGGCCAGAAGGGTGTCAAGCTCGACTGGGCCGCGACGTGGCGGACGTGGTGCCGCAACGCTGCCGAACGCCTTGGGCGCGCTCCGATAGTCGTGGCTGCTCAGCCCACGGCGGGGCCCGTCGCCTATGATGCGGCAACCTGGACCGCCATCATGCGGCGGTTCGGCCGCGAGTCGGCGTGGAGCCCGGAGTATGGGCCTCCGCCCGGCGCGCCCGGCTGCATGGTGCCCCCCGAGATTTTGCGAAATAATAACCATCGCCCGTAACTGACGGTTGACATGCGCGCCGTCATTTGAGACGATGCCAGCGTTCTCAGGGCCATCGAGGCCCGCCATTGAACGGGAGAAGCACATGGGGTGCTACGGTCTGCGGATCGAATGGGAAATCCCCGACGGCGATGGCGACCATCGCACGATCACGGTGGACGTGTCGCCGAACAGCGGCGGCTTCCAGATCGACTACATCGACGACCAAGACCTGCCCGACGCTCACCCTCTTATGCAGCGCCTTTATGCGTGCTCGCGCTTTGCCGAGGAGGTGCGGGATGCGCGGGCCGAGGATCGGAGGATGAACGGATGAAGGCAACCGACACGAAGCGCCCCTCCGCTCGAAAGTCGTTCGGACAATATAAGGCTGTCATTGTCCACGAGGACGGGCGCTCCGAAATTCTCGGCAAGGTCTCTCGCCCCCTTGTGTGGAGGGGCAAGGAATCAATGCCGGGTGGCCCGATGCGCTTTGTGCGGGGCAAGACGTTTGCTTCTCGTGAGGAGGCGATTGCCTTTGCAAGGCGAACCATAGACCTGCGAGCCCAAAGGCACGCCGAATACATGGCGTCTTATAATTCGCGGCACGCACAGCGCACGGGAGAGACGGCATGAGCAACGCAACCTCATGGGTGGGCGCGATCTGCGCCCACAATCCGCGCACATGGAGCGGGCTCCGCCGCATCCGGCAGGTCTGCCGCGCCATCCCTGCGTCGGAGTTCGATTTCTACGAACTGCGCGAGGTGCAGTCGACCCTGCATGGCGTGGTCCAAGCGCACATGGAGGCTCAATATATCCCGGCCTTCCTTTCGTTCTTCGCGATCTGCAAATACCATCACGAACTGGTCGACCTCATGCGCGAGCGGTTCGAGGAGAAGATGGCGATCCACCGCGAACTGGTCGCCGCCGGTATCCTGCGCGAGGTGGCGTGGCCATGAGCGTATCCCGCCGCAACGTCACCACGATGTACGCCTACCGCCGCACCGGATGGCGCTGGACGGTGTTTCAGCGCATGGGCGGAGAGCATAGCTTTCCCGTGGCGACGTTCTGGCGGCAGCGCACCGCGCGCCTTATGACCAACGCCCTCCTGCGGGCCTACGATCTCGGAAAGAGCCGACAATGAGTGCGACCGTTCAAGCCTATCCCCTCCAGTGGCCGCAAGGGTTCCAGCGTTGGCGTGGCGCTCGCGCCAACGGAGGGTTCCGCACGGATTTTGACACCGCAGTGCGCAACGTCCGCCGCTCCTTGGAAGGCTTTGCAAAGGACAGCGGCAAGGCCATTACCGCTCCGGTGCTCTCCAGCAACATCGACTTTAACCCGCTGACAGGAGGATCGGGGACGCGCCCGGCCGATCCCGGCGTGGCCGTTTGGTTTACGTGGGACGGCATGCAGGTCTGCATTCCCGTCGATCGCTACGCGACGCCCGCGGCAAACCTCCAAGCAATCCACCACATTGTCGAGGCGCGCCGCGTCGAGCTACGCCATGGCACGCTCGCGCTCGTGCGTGCGACCTTTCAGGGTTTCGTTGCCCTGCCGGCGCCGAAGGGCAAGCACTGGCGCGACATACTTGCTCTGCCGCCGTCGGCTGCTGCAACGCGCGAAACCGTCGAGCAGGCGTACAAGCGTCTTGCCGCGGAGCGCCATCCCGACAAGGCTGGCGGTTCGACCGATGCAATGGCCGAACTCAACAACGCGCGCGACACTGCGCTGCGCGAGATCGCAGCGTAAACCGCAGGTCAACGAGAGGAGCGATGATGGACGAGGAAATGATGCGCGCCCTTGAGGCTGACGGCGAGAAGCTACGACAGCTTACCAACTGTCAAACTCACGGTGGCGGCGATGCCGAGTGAACCGCATGTCGCCGACGCCCTCGGGCGCGCGGAAAGATGGCTCAATGCTTGGGGTTTTGATCCGAAAGTCGCTCGCCGCGCCAATCCAGACGACGAGTCTGGCTTCTTGGTAAGCGATCTAGTCGCCGCCCTCGAATACATGCGCCGCGAGCGCGATCAATGGAACAGCCAGACGCGCCAGATGTCCGGCGGGTTGCTCGCAATTCATGAGGCTCCGGAAGGCGTGACTATCGAGGCGGCGCGCTCCGTCGCCTACGACATCGCCCTGAACTGCATCAAGCCGGACGTGGCAGCGTTCCAACTAGTGCGACGCAGCGGCTCGTTGACCACGGGAGAACGCCAGAATGACTGAGAGCAAGCATACGCCTGACGCTGACATTCTCGCCAGCGCTATCGCGTCGGCGATTTCCAAACACTGGGACGGGCAGTTGCGCGCCAAAGATTGCCGCGCAGCCGCTGAGGCCGTCATGGAGGCAATCGGCGCGCCGGAGATGCTGGCCGAACTTCGTCGGCTTCATGCTCTCTACGGTCATCAGCAGACCGCTAACGTGATCGCCAAAGCGACCGGCGCATTAACGAGTGGAAACCGCACCGATGACTAACGACCTTGTGCGCCGCAACGGCGCGCCACCGCGCGTGATCCAAGGCGTGACGTTCCTCTGCTGGAGCGAGCCCTTCTATCGAGCAAGGCGCAACTTCTGGCAGAGCCAAGATAGAAGTATCCGCATCGACCATAACCATCGGATGGGCTCGAAGTATAGCCTGCTCTTGGCAGGCACGCGCAAGTCAATCCGAGCGCTCTCGCTAGAGGGCGCGATGAAGCGCGCAATCAAGGAACTCGCCGCTCTGCCCAATGCACAACGCCCGGAGCAGAACGATGGCTGAGATCGCAGAACTTATCGAGAGGCTGGAGAAGGCGACGGGGCCGGATCATGGCCTCGATAGAGAGATCGAAAGCTATTTCTGGGACAGTCCGCACCCGCAGTGGAAATCGGATGCGGGATTGCCCCGCTACACCTCCAGCATCGACGCCGCGCTGACGCTCGTGCCGGAGGGTTGGCGCACAGCTTCCGTCGAGGAGCGATTCGTTGGCGGCGAATGGCTATGGTCGTTGAAATCGTGCGGCGTCTATGCATGGGGCGTACACCGATGCACGGCCATCGCTCTTTGCATCGCCGCGCTGAAAGCGCGCGCCGCGTTGGTACAAAGCCTGAGGGACACCTACGTTGACACGAACCGCAAGAAGTTCGGCCTCCCGGCGCGTTCCAACAGTCAAAGCAGCAAGGAGACCCGCGATGGCGAGTGAAGCGAAGCTGCTGCCGTGTCCGTTCTGCGGTGCGACGCCCCATCGGGGGCGCGGCAAACTAACGCCCAGCCAAGATGGTGAAGACCGTCAGGACTTCCGCATCTGGTGCCCGCATGGATGCGCCGCAGCAATCAGTCATACGTCCGAGCTTGTTTCGGCTCAATGGAACCGGCGCGCCCCCTCACCCGCTCCTGCGGAGGGGGAGGACGGACTGGCTGCCAAGGCTTGCGCGGCGAAACGATCGCTTATTGCTTTGCACAAAAAGTATCTCCCACAAGCGTATGAGCACCGTGCGTCGCACCCCCATTATATGGAGCGAGGCGATATGCAGCGCATGTGTGACGCGCTGCTCGACGGTTCGCTCTGTCTTGAGAGCCTAGCTCACGCCCTCTCTGCATCCCGTGCGGAAGTGGAGGTTGAACGGAAATGGCGCGCCGAAACGACGGAGCGTCTACAGCGCATCGGCGAGCGTTATGGATGCCAGCCCGGATCGAACCGTCTCGACTGGCTTGAAGGACACCTTGCATCACTCACGAGTACAGGGACGCACCCGACCGACCCCGCCAAAGAGCATGCTATCACATCTTGGAACCGGCGCGCCCCCTCACCCGCTCCTGCGGGGACGGACAACGCAGACCTGATTGCGCGACTGCGCAAGCCGGTCATGTATCACAGCAACCCCGAACACACGAACGCAGAGCGACGCGAAGCTGCTGCCGCCCTCTCCGCATCCCGTGCGGAAGTGGGGAGGCTGAAGGCGCATGTCGCCGCCATCGCCAATGCTTGCGTTTATTCCGATAGCTACGGCGTCGAGGGAAGCAGTTTTCAATGCTGCCTCTGTTGCACTGCGGGTGGAGCGCCGGGCCTGCCGTTCGAACACACCAAGGACTGCCCGGTAGGCAAGGCCGAAGAAACAGCAGAACGTTGGTATAAGGAGCGCGCCGACGAAATCGCAGAATATGAGGCGGAAGAAAAAGCCCTCCGCGCCCAACTCGCAGAGGCGAGAAAGGCGCTGGAGAGGATCGAAACCGAACCGCGCAATGCTGAATTTTGGGGGCTCAAAGCCCTCCGCTCTCTCAAGTCTCAGGGCGCGGGGGACGCATTCGACACAGACAAGCGAGACGGGGCGTGAATGTCCTCGACCTCTTTTCAGGCATCGGCGGATTTAGCCTCGGCCTCGAACGAGCCGGAATGCGAACCGTCGCGTTTTGCGAAATCGACCAACAATGCCGCGCGGTCCTCAACGAGCACTGGCCTCACGTCGCCTGCTACGATGACGTGCGAACCCTCACCGCCCACCGCCTGGCAGCAGACGGAATTGCCGTGGATGTCATCTGTGGAGGCTTCCCCTGCCAAGACATCAGCATCGCTGGAAAAGGCGCGGGAATTGAAGGGGCGCGCAGCGGCCTATGGTCGGAGTACGCCCGACTTATTGGCGAGCTACGACCCAAATTCGTCATCGTGGAAAACGTCGCAAAGCTGCTTAGTGACGGGATGGGAGTCGTTCTCGGGGACCTGGCCGCGCTCCGGTACGATGCGGAATGGGAGGGCCTACCAGCTTTTACCGTTGGCTCCCCCCAGGAGCGAGATCGCGTCTGGATTGTTGCCTACACCGACGAGTGGAAGCTCCAGGACAGGGGCGCATCATCCGTTCGACGGCGGCTCTCGATCGAGATCGAAAGCCCGAGAGTTGGGGCTGCTCCCGACCGTGACCCTGTGTGGCAACCACAACCGGGTTGGTGCTTCGCCGACTTCCGGGGATGGCCTGTTTACAGTGCTCAAGGCAGCGAACGATGGCGAGAAAATTGGCGCGACCGCCTTATGTCGCTTCGTGGAATGGCTGATGGGGTTTCCCGAAGACTGGACGAGACCAAGGGTCTCGGCAATGCCGTCCTCCCCCAAATCCTGGAAATCATCGGGCGGGCGATCATGAAACACGCCGCTCTCTACATCCACAACCGCCCGGAGGATTCCAAATGATCGCACGATGGGTTCACCGCATGGCCGCTCTCGGGTTCGGCATCGTCTATCGCCGCTACTGTCCGTATCCGCTGAACGGGCGGACGCTGGCGCGCGAGTGCTGCAAGGCTGGTACGTGCGGCTGCGACAATGCCCGGCGCAGGCCGTGAAGGTCAAGATTGTAGAGGCCGCCGCACAAAGATCGCACGCCAATTGAAGAAAGACACCCCATGACCACCCTCCCCCTACGCCGCGCCCTACGCGAGCGCGCCGGCAAGAGCATCGTGGCGCAGATGGCAGGCGCACACCTCCGCTTCGTCCTCCGCGAGATCAGCTTGCGCGGGGAGACACCCGAACGGCTCCGCGATCTTCACGCGGCGCAGGTGAACTACGAGCGGGCGCTGGCCCGATAGCGCCGCGAGCGGCAAGGAGGGATGATGGCACTGAGTTTGGCATGGGCGGGATGTGGGGCTTTAGCGCTCCACGACAAGGTGGGCGTTATCGCCGACCTCCCCGGCGGAATTTATCAGCGCGAGATTGGCCAGCATTGGCGGATCGTCTTCAACGGCTCGGGCGAGACCCGAGCGGAAGACGCCCGTGCTCCCAAGTTGCCGCCGTTCGCTGTCTACATCGAGTTCAACGGATGGCCGGCGGGGATCATCGATCCTAGCGGTGGGATCATCGCTGCTGGCGATGCCGCGAACGAGGATGCGTTTATCGCTGCGATTGAGGCCGAACTAGGCCAGTCAATCAGCGTCGCCTTTGGTGCAACGGCGTAGAGCGTCAGTCAAATTCACACGGGAGAGAGCAATGGGACGTGAAGTCAGGATGGTTCCGCCGGGCTGGCAACACCCAAAGATGGCAAACGGCGATTCAAAGCCGCTCATGAAGGGACCTTTCTCTAAACACCTCGCCAATTGGGACGAGGCCGCTGCCGCCTGGGAGCGGGGCGAAGTTGAAGATTGGGCTCCGGGCGACGGCCCCAAGAAATGGAAGCCCAAGGCTGGGTCCTCCCTCGAATACGAGAGCTATGCCGAATGGGCTGACGAGCGTCCGAAGGCGGAAGATTACATGCCCGAGTTTGAGCCGGGCACCGCAACGATGTTGGTGATGTATGAGAACACCAGCGAGGGCACGCCGATTTCGCCAGCGTTCGCGACGCCGGAAGAGCTAGCGCGCTGGCTCGCCGACAACAACGCGAGCGCGTTCGGCGGCATGACGGCCACTTACGAACAGTGGCTCTCGACCTGCAAGGCTGGCTGGGCTCCAAGCATGATGATGTCTGTATCGCCGAGCGGTGGCGGCACGATGATGTCGGGCGTCGAGGCTATGGCCGAGCCCCAATACTAAATAGAGAGCGAGACGATGAGGCTAATCGGCTTTGCAATTTACCTAGGCATCGGGGCCATGCTGCACGCCATCTTTAACGGCGCGCAATTTGATTGGTCCTCAGCATGGACCTTCGGATGGCTGTTTGGCTGGCCGATCATGCTCGTGGTGACGTTCGGCCTGACCATCTTGGCGGTCATCGTCGTTGGCGCTCTGATCTACGTCGGATGGTCGTGGCTGGAAACAATCGCCCATTGGCGCGAACGCCGCCGCCGGGCTCGGCAATTGTAAGGCGCGAGAACAGGAGCAAAGAGCGATGACGGAAGACCCGCGAACAACGCTATCGGACGGGACGCAGGTTTATCCCGAACACCGCAACACCGTCACCGAGGGGCCGCGCGCCGGTCAACAGCAGGGATACGTGGTGCTAGCCGAGGAAGAGCGCGCGAAGGGCTTCGTGCGTCCAGTGCGGCGATCTTACAAGCACCTCAAATGCGGCGTCGTCACAACGATGGGGCAGACGATCGCGGAGACGTATGCACGCGATCCGTTCTTCTACAGCGGCACTTTCTGCTGCGGTTGCCGAGCACACTTTCCAGTCGGCGCTGATGGCGAGTTCGTTTGGGACGGCACTTCCGAGAAGGTCGGCACATGAGCACGCGAATGGCAAAACCTGAGCACGAGGTTGCGTATCAGGACATATGCTCCCTGGTGAACAAGCACGCCGACAAAATGTCCGCCCTCGAATTGCTGGCGGTCGCGGCCAACATGCTGGGGAAGCTTGTTGCCCTACAGGATCAACGGACGACGACGCCAAGCCAGGCCATGGAAGTCGTCGCCCAGAATATCGAGTTCGGAAATCGGCAAGTACTCGACCAGTTGCAGCAGACCCAAGGTCGAGCCTGACCCTCTCATCATGCAAAAGAGCCCCACGGAGAACGCGATGACGGATGGATACCTACCGACCCCGTCGATTGAGATCGACCAGGACGAGTTCGATTTGTTCTGCGAGTTGACGGAAGAGCAAGCGGACGCCGCGGTCGCGCGCGAGGATAAGAAGTTCAACGACATGCTCGATCGCATGACGCCGTTGGAGCAGTACCGCTATTGGCGCCGCTTCATTCTGATCAGCATTATCGCTAACCGGCGGCGTCTGCGCGACCCGTCCCTTGCCCGCATCGAGTTCATCGATCAGCTATGGCGC